GGCAAATCAGAAGCATATGTAGAAGATGCTGCTGAAAACTGGGTTGAAGGTATTAAGGAGACTCCAGTATTTTCAAATTAACCCTGTACATTTTGCGAGACATGTGTTATAATAGACACATATTAAATAATGGAGATAAATAATGGCTGCAGAGAATAAAGTAAGAACTAAGATGCGGAAGAATCGTTATACCATTGACGATAAGTATATGGGCGCAGAACCATTTTGGGAACAAGGTAAAACACCTACTGATCCAGCAGAACGCCAGTTAGAATGGGGTAAAGCTGCACAATGGTACAACTACTTCTATAAGCTCAAAGACTACGTTCCTTATGTTATTCAGTATGCTGAAGAAGTACACTCCTATAATAAAGACGACATTAAATCGCTGAAGGCATGTGAAGATTGGCGAATCGTTATGGGCATCGGCAGTGTTGCTCGGTTACATTTTAGGGGGTGGGATCATGAGCAGGCTATACATGATCAAACGAAAGAAAAGCTTGATGTTGCTGTTAAGTATGGTAGAACTGTTAAGGAAGAAAAGCAAGAGCAGCAAGCAACTGCTGCGCCAGTTATCTCAATTGCAGAACGTACGCGAATGAAGATGATGGATACAGTTTACCCTGAGTTCGAAGATACTATTATTGAAGGATGGGTAAACGATAACTTTAAAGAAACATTTGATGTATTTAATACATTTAAGAAACACGGATTAAAGGGTAACGCAATCAATGGCTTTAAAGAATTGATTGATACCGAATATCAGCTAATTAAAGATGCACTTGATAAAAACTGTGAGCAGGCTGTAGAAGCTTATTCACATATTACTACTGGCAATAAACGTAAAATGATTAAGCAGATAGAAACTATATTTGATGATCTTGAAAAGTTACGTCAGTCATTTAAAGCTACACGTACGGTTACCACTAAGACAACCAAGCGTAAGTCAACAGATGCTCAAGTCAAAAAACTTAAGTATAAAGCAGAAGACAATGAGTTTAAAATTACTTCTATTAATCCAGTTACAATACCTGGTAAGGAAACACTCTACGTCTTTAATACTAAATCGCGAACTCTCTATCAGTATGTAACTACGGCTACAGCTGGCTTTGAGATTAACGGAACAAGTATTAAGAACTTTGCGCCTAATCTATCTAAGTGTACCAAGCTTAGGAAACCAGATGATGTTCTTCCTTTAATATTAACCAAAACACCGAAACAGATTGAATCTCAGGTATGGAAATCCATTACCACGAAGGTTAAAGAATGTAACGGTAGACTTAATGCCGATTGTGTATTATTGAGAGTTGTATGATAGATGATGAAGAAATAACCAAACATAAAATCATGACAAAGAAAAGATTCTCTTTGGCCGTCGAACAAGTAGTAGCACAGCATAGGAATGTATCTTATATTGATGCTGCAGTGATGGTCATAGAAAAACGTGGTATGGACTATACCAATTTAAAACGATTACTTAGTGATTCGCTCAAAGCTAAAATAGAGAATGAAGCGTCTGAACTAAGATTAATTAAAACCAAAACCGGAAATAAACTACCAATATAGGAAAGATTATGAGTAATGTGATACTGCCATCGTCGGATGCAGACAAACAAAGAATCAAGGGTTGTGTTGAAGAGATCGCAAATGCAATGACTATGATTCAGGCACAGAAAGATTTTATTAAAGAAGCTGTCGCCTCATGCGCAGAGGAAGTCGAAGTAGACAAGAAGTACCTACGAAAGCTAGCCTCTATCCACTATAAACAGAACCTCAATGAAGTTATTGGTGAGGTAGAAGATGTGGAAGCTCTATACGAAAGCGTTATGAAATGATCGACCCTTTTGAATCTTTTAAATTGTACAACGCTCTCAAACTCCACTTTGAGAGCAACTCGTACGATGCTATCAAATATAACTTTAAGACTAATGTGAAGGCAACGTCTTTTCTTAAACGAAAGGACAAGTACTTCTTTGCAAAGATAGCCAGGCAATACGAAAAAGATTTAATGGGATACTATATTGCCAATTTTAAACACGGTATCTCATACGTAGGCGATATGATCAACGAAGTAGGTGAAGATAACTACAAGAACCACAAAAGAATAAGAGAAAGTATTCATCGTGTGTTCAGTGTTGATATAAATAGATTAACCGAAGAGGACTGCACATTCGACGAGTTGTTTGAATCAGTCGATGGTCAACATCCTCCGGTTGTACAAATTTGGATGCAAGAAGATATATCATTAGAGACTGTGGTCATTCTTAATTCCATACTAGGGTTTATACCTCGTGAATCAAAGAAGATATCGGATACCATTATATGGCCTGATATTCAACGGAAGATCGATAAGTACGGACCCTTCGTAAAGTACGATGTCAATAAGTGTAAAACTATTTTGACAAAGGCCTTTACAAGCATATGAAAATATGTTATAATAGACTATTATATAATGCATAAAGTGGATAATTCAGCCAATACAATGTTTAATACGGAGAAACAACATGTCATTTGCAAACCTTAAGAGCTCACGAGGCTCGTCAATCGACAAACTCGTAAAGGCAGCGGAAGCTGTATCTTCTAAAACTGAAAGCACAAAAGGTTACGACGATAATCGCTTTTGGAAACCCACACGTGATAAAGCTGGTAATGGCTACGCTGTAGTCCGATTCCTACCTGCTCAGGAAGGTGAAGATCTACCTTGGGTGCGTTACTGGGATCATGGATTTAAAGGTCCTACCGGTCTTTGGTATATTGAGAACAGTTTAACTTCTGTAGGTCAACAAGACCCCGTATCAGAAGCTAATGCTGTACTTTGGAATAGTGGTCGTGATGAAGATAAAGCAATCGCTAGAGAAAGAAAGAGACGTCTACACTATGTATCAAACGTCTTAGTAGTGTCAGATCCTGCTAACCCGTCTAATGAAGGTAAGGTATTCCTTTATAAGTTTGGTAAGAAAATCTTTGACAAAGTTATGGATGTTATGCAACCAGACTTTGAAGATGAGACTCCTATCAATCCTTATGACTTCTGGGAAGGCGCCGACTTTAAGATTAAGATCCGAAAAGTTGAAGGTTGGGTAAATTATGATAAGTCAGAGTTCGCATCACCTAGTGCTTTGTACGATGGCGATGAAGAACGATTAGAGGGTATTTACAATAATTTAAATTCTCTATCAGACTTTACTGATCCTAATAACTATAAATCATATGATGAATTGAAAGCTAAATTGAATAAAGTTTTAGGTGTTGATGCTGGTCATGCTCCAATGAGTGCACCAGAACCAGCCATGACTAATACTATGGAAGCTCCAAGTATTCAATCAGCAGCTCCTGCAGATGATGTTGCGAGTAGTTCAAGTAGCGATGAAGATGATACACTATCTTACTTTGCTAAATTGGCTCAAGAATCATAATAACAAAGTAGTAACGACTAATCCCCTAGTTTCGGCTAGGGGATTTTTTTTAGCGTGCAAATGAGCCGTAGCCAGATGCTAGGAAGTCGCCAGTACGAGATGGACGATGGCCTTGAATAATAGTAGTAGAACTATTACCGCTATTCTGTGTATTAGAAGTTTGTACCTGATTGACTACATTGTTCTCTGTAGTTGCTGGCATATTGGCCAATAGGTTTTCAGCTGAAGTTTCAGATATTTCCACGCCAGTAGTTACTGGCATTGGCTGCACTATGGTTTCTAATTTCTGCACAGTTTGTACTTCTTCTGGTTGCTTCTGCTGTAAACCACGTCGACGTCTTCTAGGTGGCTCTGCAACTACTCTAGGCTCTTCTATTTGGATAGGTGGAGCTTCAGCAGTGATTGGAGGTACTTCTATAGAATCTACGGGGGGTATTTCAAGATCAGCTAAAGGATCTACAGGACCCTGCTCAGCTTCTTTTTGTTTCTCAAGTTCTGCTTGTTTAGCTTTTTCTTGTAGTCTTACCTTTTCCTTAGCAGCGTTATTGGTATCCATCTTAGGTATTTCTGGTAAATCAATCTCAAACCCTAGGAATCTACCAAACTTCTCAACTAATCCTAATACGAAATTTACAATACCGCCTATTAAATTAACAACATGAGCGAATGCATCTTGTAAATGAGCTATGCCTAATGACATAACGTCAAAGATTGATGTGAATCCCATAGCATCTCTAATCTTAGCAAGAGCCAATCCAATTACACCAAATATTGCTGCTATCGCTAAAATGGGTAAGAGGACTGGAGCCATGGCCGCAAATATAGGAGTCATAGCTGTCATCATAGCAGTAAAGGCTGATGTTAACATTGGAATCATAGTACCTAACATGAATAGACGGAAGATTTTAAATCCTCTAATTAATAGATTAACGCCTTTAATAACTTTACCAAGATTCATTATTAATAAGCCACCAAGAATACCAGCAATCATTCCGCCATTTTCTTTTAGTGTTTTGCCAGCTTTATCAAACTCTCCAGCAAAGACATTTTCAACTACATCTACCATGTCTCCAACAAAGTTTAGAATTTTCGTCAAGCCTGCTGCAAAGGCTTGAGGGTTAAGTAATAGAGTAGCCAAACCAGCAATACCAGCTAAGAAGCCACCTGATTCTTTTACCTTACCACCAACTGAGTCTAATTTACCGACAACTTTACCAAGTAATGAATTAGCTTCTTCTTGTTTTTTTATAGCTTCTCGTTTATCTTCTTCGGACTTTACACCAGCCTGTATAGTTTCTAATTGCTCTTGAGCAGAGTTTAAAAGTTCTTGATCAAATGGCAAACCGGCTTCTTGTAATGCTACTTGTTCTTGCATTATAGCATTAGCAGTAGCAAAATTTTCTCTGAGTGCTGCAGTATTCTCATTCGCATCAACACCTAGAGTTCCTTCCAAAGCTCTAATCGATCTTTCAACATCAACATTAGAATCAACACTATCTACCATATTAGCAGATTGCTGTCGCATCTCAGCGACAAGTTCCTCAAGGGATCTACTTTGCTCTTCTAAAAGGTCTCTATTGTCTATGTTATTTGTATTGTCGTCGTCGGCCATTTAACTAATCCTTAAATTTGCTATCGATCCAACATTTACCATAATAAAGAATACCTAACCAGATGGAGAATACCACTCCATCAAAGTAAGATAATGAGTTCCACGCTTCTACTGGATCCATTTATTTTTTCTTTCCCATTGCCTGTGTACCAAAGAAAGCAGCAACAATACCAGCAACAGCTACAAAGTAAGTAGGTGCCATATCGCCTAATGTTTCTTGGGCTTGATCTAAACCAGCTAGTGAAGCAATAACAACAGCGAATGGATATAACAATAATCCACCGAGTGCGAACCACGTCATGTTACGTTGTGCATCTCGCATAGCATCAGCATCTTCTAACTCTTTACGTTTAAACTCTAGGTATAATGCCTCTTCAGCCGCACTTACTTTACCATCACCATTTGTATCTGCTGGATGGAATGCTTCTTTTACTTCTTCTGTCATCTCTTTTGTTTCCTATTCTGTTCAGCTATTCGCTCATTTTCTTCTCTGATCCATTGTTGAAGGAGTGCTACATATATCTCCCTTTCCCATGGTATCATATCTTCTAGTTCTGTTAAACTATACTTATGATGTTGCATCATCGAAAAGTTAGTTTTATAATAATTAACTAGTGTATCATGTGAAAGGGCTAGATAAAAAAACTTTGTACGCCTTCCAATGTTAGTTCTTGTTCATGCTTACAAGTAATACAACTAAACTCTACCTTATGCTTT